TCCGTCAGGGTAAGTTCGTCTTCCTGATCCAGCGATCTGATGATGGAACGTGGTGTCAGCCCGGTGGCACGGTCGAGCCGGGTGAGTTGGCTATTGACGCTGCGCGCCGTGAAGTGCTCGAAGAGGTGGGTTATCAGTACGATGGTCCTCTGACTCCGCATAGCGTCTACGGTGATTATCTTACGTTTCGCGCTGAGGTGCCGGATAAGTTCGAAGCGAAGCTTAACGACGAATCGTTGGATGCCGGGTGGTTTCATATTGACGATCTGCCAAAACCGCTTCATCAGCCATTCGCTGAGATGCTGGCGCAGCAGGCACTCAATGAAACCGACGTCGCCACACTCATCGCTGATGGGACATTAAGTAGCCCGCAATACTTTATCAACATGTGGATGTTCGCCATCCGGGTTACCGGCACAGGGGTTACCTGGCGCTCCGCAGATCAACAGATGGCATTCCGTAATCCGGATGACTATCTCACCCCTGAATTTCTTCAGAGAGTTGCCGGACTGCCGCTTATCTGGCTGCACTCGGAGAAAAATACGCTCGATAGTGATGAGTTTGCAAAACGCGTTATCGGCACCCTGACGAACAGTTGGGTTGCGGACAATGGCGAGGTGTGGGCAATTGCGCGCGTATATGACGCCGAGGCCGCCGAAATCATGGCAACTCGGCAATTAAGTACCTCACCAACCGTCAAGTTTGTTGAGGTTCCCGATTCAATCATTGAAATCGACGGTCAGCCTCTACTGGTGGAGCCATCCCCTGAGCTGCTCGACCACGTTGCAATTTGTGAACAGGGCGTATGGGACAAGCTCCTTAACCCCACTGGTGTTAAATCTGATTCCATTCCCAAAGAGGCTGAAAAGATGGACGAGGAAAAAATCGTAGCGCTGATTAATAAGGCGATCGATGCACGTATGGCTAAGGCAGACTCAGAAGCAGCAGATCCGAAAGCCAAAGCTGATGCTGATGAAGCAGTCAAGAAAGAAAAGGCTGATGCCGAGGAAAAAGAGGCAGAAGAGGCGAAAGCTAAAGCCGACGCGGAAGAAAAAGCCGCGAAGGAAAAAGCAGACTCTGAGGCCAAAGAGAAGGCTGACGCAGAAGAAGCGGAACGCATGGCGAAAGAAAAGGCTGACTCCCAGCTGCGCCAGGAGATTGCCGAACTACGTTCGCGTATTCCTACCGAGCTCAGCGATGAAGAGCGTAATGAAGTTGCTGATGCACAGGTAAAGGCTGACAGCGTGTTCTCATGCTTTGGTAAGCGCGCTCCAGTCCCGCTGTCTGGTGAAAAGCCGCTGGCGTACCGACGCCGACTGATGATCCAGTTGCAGGAGCATTCTCCGGACTTCAAGTCCGTAGATCTGTCATCAATCGCTGATTCTGCGCTGCTCAATGTGGCAGAGAAGCAGATTTATGCCGATGCACAAAAATCAGCAAGTCTGACAGTTGGCCCCGGCATGTTGCGCGAAATTAAACGCGCTGATGCTACTGGTCGCCAAATTAGCACTTTTGAAGGCGATCCTGCTGCCACCTGGGCACCGTTCCAGTCTGGCAAGCGTCAGGTCACCAGTTTCAACAACCAGGCTTAATGGGAGCTCTGAAGCATGGCAAATTTATCTCTTAACCCGATGGCAACCACCAATGCGCTTGGTTCCTTCGGTGTGCAGTCCGACGGTTATATTCAGGGTATTGCTCTGGATGACCCGGCTAATCGCTTCAACCTGGCTTCCGGTACAGTGGCAGCCACAGAAACCAAACCACTGTGGGGTGGAGTTCCTGTTGCTGAGCTTTTGGCTGGTAATCAGTCAAGCCCTCGCGGCTCAACCATTCGCCGCGCAGTATCCGTAGCAGAGCTGGAAGGTTTTACTGTATTCAATCAGGCGCATAACGGGCTGACCACTCCACAATCACCGGTTCCTCTCTATGCGTCAGGTATGAGCGTATCGTTTTACCGTCTGGGTTCAAACATGCGCGTTCCCCTGAAAGCTTCTGCGCAGGTAGTTGCTCTGGGCACTACTGGCGCATCGGTTAAAACGCCTCTCGCGTGGGATTTCGTTAACGATCAGATCACTACTGCCGCGGCTGCTGGATTTTCTGGTTCCGATATCGCAACTACGTCTGTGGCTTTTGCTTCTGGCGTGGCCACGGCAACCACCGCATCGGCTCATGGCCTGTCTGCTGGTCAGTATGTGAAAATCAGCGGAGTCGCGCCGACGGCCTACAATGGCACCGTAGTTGTTTTGTCCGTGCCTAGCGCAACGACCTTCACATACCTGCCAGCTACCGCACCCGGTGGCGAAGCAACTACTCAGGGCACCATTGGCGCCGTAACTCTTTCCGACATCACTCTGCCAGTGAAAGTGCTCTCCGTCGAAACAGGTAACTCAAAAACTGTCAATTACGACAGCTCGACCGGTTTCCTGACCTGGAATAACAACGACAGCTGCGCGCTGGTCCTACTCTAATCGGGAGCTGAATTAAATGGCTGCAATTACCCCCAGCTACACCATCGTCAATCCGTCGTATATCGCGCCGGAGATGATCATCGGTTATCAGCAGGCGTCCGGTGCATTTGAAACCATCGCCAGTGGTAACCCGCAGGTTCGCCTCGGCGTAGGCGACCAGTATGTTTATATGCGCCGCCTGGATATTCGTACCCAGGTAACTTCCAGTCAGTCTGGTAACGCAAACCAACTTCCGAGCGTTGCGCTTGATGCGAAGATGATTTCCACTCCTACTTATCTGTTCCGCTGCCGTGGTATTTATGACCATCACGACATGGCTGCAGCTGGTAACTGGAATTTCGCATTACCTGAAGCGCAGCGCCTGGGCATGCGTCAGGGCATTTTCCAGCAACTTCGCTCAGCGTTGCTGTACGGTATGAATCCGGCAGGCGGGGAAGGCCTGCTGAACACGGCTGGTGCAACAACTGAAACACTACCGCCAGATAGCAATAGCAACAGCACTGTACTTACCTACGATCATGGCGAAATGGCAGTTTACCTGCTTGGTCATGTTCAGGCTGCAATGACCCGCACTATGCAGTTAGGCCGTCAGTTGCGTGTTGTTATTCTTGGCCCTCAGCGCGTTCTTGGCGCTATGGAGATTCAGCAGATCGTCCAGTTGACTTCATATCAGCGTCCTGGTGGCGGTACCGATACCGTTGGCGGAACCCTGAAGGAAGTCCTGAAAGGCGCAAACGTCCAGGTTGATTGGGTTTATGACGATACGTTGATCGGAAAAGGTGCCGGCGGCACGGATGCAGTGGTAATTACCATCCCTGAAGTTGAAGTGCCGCTGGTGAACTCCACGGTGAACACCAACGAATTTGCAAAACTGACACCGTCTCTTGCTGCGAATGCGTTGATGTTCTGCGACATGGCTGCTCCACGCGAAATTCCGACGCCTATCGCTGGTGGTGCAATTGATGTTCTGTCAGAAATGCGTTCGACAGCTGGCTGGGCCGTTCGTCCGGAAGCAATCACCATCCTGTCCATGGCGTACAGCGCCTAATTGTTAATGAAGTGGTTAAGCCTCCGCAGGGATATCTCTGCGGGGGCTTTTTTACGAGGGTAATCAATGAAACTGTATATCGCCAACACCACTAAACAGCGTCACATTTTCGCCTATCGCAAGCTGGAGACCGGGCGCCTGGTTCAAATCCCTATCGCGCACGGTGCTCAAATGATGGTGCTTGATGGATCCACTGAAGAGCTGGATGCGGTGATTCAGCATCATCAGACTTATGGTCTGGTTGACTCAACGAAAATTGACCAGAGCAAAGAGTTTGTTGGTCTTTGCTACAGCATCAACAAGCCTGTTTCAGCAGCGGTTATTGAGAAAACAATTCGCGATAACGACATCCATTTGACCCGTAATGCTCACAACCTCCGCCAGGCATCCATTATGGCCCTCGATAGTACGCTGCGCGAAAGCGGTACTGGTTACGACGGTGATATGGAATTCAGCGTTGAGCAGGCAAAGGGACGCGATGAAAACGACGACACACCCGTCGTTAACGAAACTATTGCCACTCCGAAGGCTGGGAGTAAGAAAAAATGACAACGAGCCTGTCGGGATTTATCGCTTTCGTTCGATCTGACATGGGCGTTACCGCCGTGCAGGTTCCCGACGACTCGCCGTCTTTCACCCTGGCGTATGGCGGCGCGGTTGAATGGGTAAACCCTGATATCGCGTGCGTCACGCCGAACCTGTACACCGTTGCAGTGTACAACCTGGGCGCGTCCTTCCTGGTCAACTACGGCACAGAATCGGTATTCGCCGAGTTCAGGAAAGAATATGGCCTGAATAATTTCAAGGCCGGCGTGATTACCGGGGCCGGAGATAACTCAACCAGCGCCCAGCGCCTGGTTCCGGACTTCTTCAAAGACCTGTCACTGGCTGATCTACAGATGCTACAGGACCCATGGGGACGCCGGTACCTGATGATTGCCCAGCAGTTCGGCAGCCTGTGGGGGATGTCATGATTACCTTTCATCTTGGTGTTATCGATATTCCCTATGAGGACGAAAACACCACGACAGGAGATGTTGCTGAATATCTGGAAGAAAAGTACCGGATCATGCAAACCTTTTTTGACAGGTACGGGAACGATATCGCCGATCTCATGAGTAATGACCTCGCAGCAGCACTTGAAAACATGATGGCTGGCGCGCCCATGTCCAGAGACCCGTTGGCGGAGTCTATGTCCAGAGTGCATGACCTTTTCGTTGCGTTCCTTGATAACGGTGAAATGAATGGCACGCCAGGTGTACCAACGCGCCGGGCGCTCGAGGGAATATCCAGACGCTTTAAGAACAAGAAAGGGGATCCTCGACAGTCATTCATTGACACAGGAACATATCAGGCAGCAATGAGAGCCTGGGTAAGTGGGGTGCTGAATGCCTTCCCTGAGTGAATTGCAGCAGAATGCAAAAACTGAGTTAAACGCTACCCTGACGCAAGGTCTTGATGATCTTAGCCAGTTTCAGGTGGTGCCATTCACCAAGTACATCCGGAAGGTGTTACCGCTTGATGGTTTCGTGTTCTGGGTTAAGGCGTCTGTACTTCATGACGAGCCAGGC